ACCCGCAAAATGCGTTTGTGGTGTACTCAAACGATGCGGAGGGCTTGCCGCTGTTCGGTGTTTATCGGCTGGTTGAAGTCAACAGCAAGGGTGAAGCGAACGTCACGCGATACACGGTGTACACGCCAGGCGAAACGATTGAGTACGCTGTTGGTACAGGCGGGTCAGTGGGCGCAGAAAAAACCAGAACGGCGCATAATTTCCCTTATGTGCCGATGGTCGAGTACTGGAACAACTCATCCCAGACGGGCGATTTTGAGGGCGTTATCAGCCTGATCGATGCCTACGATGTCCTGCAGTCGGACAGGGTGAACGACAAAGAGCAGTTTGCCGACGCCCTGCTGGTGCTGACTGGTGTGGTTGGGTTTGATGCGCCCGAAGGCGATACCCGGACGGCAGCACAGCGCTTGAAGCAGGAGGGCACGTTAAGCCTACCCGACCCGCAGGCGAAAGCCGAGTACCTCATCAAGCAGATGTCCGAATCAGACACCGAAATCCTGAAGGACGCTATCAAGTCTGACATCCACAAGTTTAGCCATGTGCCTGACCTGACGGATGAGCAGTTTGCAGGTAATTCAAGCGGCGTGGCGATGAAGTACAAACTGCTGGGATTGGAGCAACTCACTAAAATCAAGGAGCGCTGGTTCCGCGAAGGCTTGCGCTGGCGTTTGCGGCTGTTTTCCGGTTTCCTGTCCTTGAAGGGCAAACCCTCACTGGACGCTGATTCGGTGCAGATGATGTTCAGGCGCTCCCTGCCTGTCAATGACCTTGAAATCGCGCAGATGGTGCAGATGCTTTCGGGGCTTGTGCCCGCGAAGATGCTGCTGGGGCAGGTGCCTTTCATTGATGATGTTTCGGCAGCGTTTGATGACCTTGAGCAGGAGAAGCAAGCGAACATCGCGGCACAGGCGGCGGCGTTCGGCGCGTTCCCGCAGGTGGAGGACGAGGAGGCTGAATAATGGCAACAGCCTACTGGGAGCATCGCGCAGCCCTCCGTCAAGCGGCGTATGACCGCGCCAATAATAAGGTGGTCGAATCCGTCAGCCGAGCCTATGACCGCACGATGCGTCAATTGGACAAGGACATTGACACCATCATGGCGACCTACACGCGCAAGACGGGGTTAACACCGAGAGAAGCGTATGACTTTCTGCGCGAGGGCGTACCCCAAAGCGTGATGGATGAATTGAGGTCAAGAGCGGCAGTCATCAGCGACCCGCGCCAGCGCAAGCGGCTGGAGGTCATGCTGCGCACGGACGCTTACAGGGCGCGTATAAGCCGTTTAGACGCTATCAAGGCGAGCACAAGGGTTGGGCTGACCGAAGCCGCAGAAGCCGAATTAGGGGCACTGGAGCCGCATTTAAGGCATACTGCTGACCTGGCATACTCGCGGACGATGTTTGACATCCAACACGCTACAAGCATCGGGTTTCAAGGCGTTGGGGTGCCGCGCAGGGCGCTTGACACCATCCTCAAGAGCAGGTGGGCGGGTACGCACTACTCGACGAGCGTTTGGCAGAACCGTGACGCAATGGCGGGCATCCTCGACCGCGCGCTGATGGAGCAATCGAGCATGGGCAAACTGTCAGACATGACGATGCAGGATGTACGCGGCATGGTTGACCTTAACAAATGGCGCAATCAGGTCAAAAGCAAGTTCAAGACCGAGGCGCAGTACAGTAAATACGCGGCGAACCGGCTGATACGGACTGAATCGGCGTATGTGGCAAACCAGACAACGGCGATTGCTTATGAAGAGTGCGGTATCGAAAAGTACGAGTACATGGCAACGCTGGACAGCAGGACGAGCCAAAAATGCGGTGATTTGGACGGTCAAATCTTTGAAATGTCTGAGAAGGAGGTGGGCGTTAACTACCCGCCTCTGCATCCGCACTGCAGGTCCTCCGTGGCACCTGTGATTGACGGCTTGACCCGCGAGGGCTTGACAAGAGCGGCGAGGGATGCCAATGGCAAGAGCGTGTATGTGCCGCGCGATATGAAATACCAGGAGTGGAAACGCTGGCAAGATGCCGGTGCTCCCGGCGATATCAAGGCTTGGAGGAACCAACACAAGTGACAATAGACAGAAGGAATCAAGTAACCAACGGCCTAACGAAACACTAAGCACCTTTGGGGGCTTCTTGTCTGCCCTTTTTACATGTTGCAGGGCTAAAAGAACAACAAGGATGCGCTGACGAGCGTTAAACGGGAGGAAATCATGGAAGAAAACACTATTGAAACCGTAGAAACCACGGAAACCACGGCGGTAGAAAAGCAGGCTACGCCACCTGCAAAGACCTTCACGCAGGACGAACTCAACGCAATTATCGACAAGCGCCTTGAACGCGAACGCAAGGACGCACAGGCGCGGATTGACAAGGCGGTCACCGAGGCACAAAAACTGGCGAAGATGAGCGCAGACGAACGCGCAGAGCATGAGCGTCAGGAACTACAGAAAGCACTTGCCCAGCGTGAAGCGGAAATAACCAAGCGCGAGTTGAGGGCAGAAGCCAAGTCGCAACTGAGCGACAAGGGCTTGCCTGTCGAACTCGCGGAGGTGCTGCCCTACACGGATGCCGACACCACCAATGCGGCGCTTGCCGCCGTTGAGAAGGTGTTCCGCGCTGCCGTGGAAAAGGGCGTGAACGAACGGCTCAAAGGCAACCCACCTAAGGTTGGGCAACCGGCGCAGGGTACAACCATTGCCGAGCCTGAAAAACTATCTTATGCACAACGTGCAGAACTGTATCAAAAAGACCCATCACAATATAAGAAATTATTCGGAGGAGAATAACACATGAGCGCATCCTATACCATGAAAACCAACCTCGTTATCCCGGAAGTCATTGCAGACCTTGTTGAAACCAAACTGGGCGACAATATCACCCTTCTTCCCTTGGCAGAACAGGACAACACGCTTGAAGGACAACCCGGAGACACTCTAAAATTCCCGGCGTTTGAATACATCGGCGCTGCATCTGTGGTCGATGAAAATGGCCAGGTAGTGGTTGGTAACCTTACTGCCGGAACCAAGACTGCTACTGTACGCAAGTACGCCAAGGCCATCAGCATCACGGACGAGGCCAGACTGTCAGGGTTTGGCAACCCGATGGACGAGGCCGCAAAACAGTTGGCGCGTGCCATTGACCAGGGCGTTGATGACGAACTGTTCTCGGTTCTCAACGGCGTTAACATCAACCGCAAGTGGGTCAACAGCACCCTATCCGCTGATAACATTGCGGACGCGCTTGTGCTGTTCGGTGAGGACTTGACCGGGCCGAAAATCCTACTGACCGACGCGGCCGGGTTCGCGCAACTCCGCAAGGACCCAGATTACATCAAAGCATCTGACATGGGCCAGCGCATGATTAACGGTGATGTAGTCGGTGAAATCTGGGGCTGTCAAATCCTCATCACCAACAAGGTCAAGAACGACACGACCGTCAAGGAAAAGCAGCACTTCATCGTGAAGCCTGGCGCTCTTCGCCTTGTCAACAAGCGCGGCACTCTGATTGAGGTGCAGCGTGAGCCTGACTACATGAGGGACAACATCTTCGCGTCCAAGCACTGTGTGGCGTACCTGTACGACCACAGCAAGGTTGTTGCAATCACGGAGTTCACCGGCGTGCAGGCGCTTGCGGCTGACTGCGGTATCGAATCCGTTGTAGGCACCACCGCCACCAATGACACTTTCATCGTCATCCCTGACGAGATGGCGGCTCCCACTGGCTATAAGTGGGTCTACAAACTCGACAGTTCCGCTGCCAACATCGGCATGTTTGGCACCGCTCTCGAAGGCACCACGGACTGGACATCCAGCGAAACCGAGATTGGTGCCGCCGCGAATACCAAGGCTCATGTCGTGCTGGTCAACGCCACCGACAGCAAGCCCGTCAAGACCATCACCGTCACCATCGTGAAGAAGTCTTAAGAGGTAACGCACATGACGGACAATGAAAAACTTGTGTTGTTTAAGGCGCGGGCGGACATAACTGACGCAACGCAGAACGAATTGATAGGGCAGTACATCAAGGATGCAGAATACTTCATCCTTGGTGTGACTGGACAG